TTTAATTCTAAAATTTCTTTGATAACCTTTCTCCATTTTTCAAAAAAGTTTTTATCACTTATAAATTTAGTTGGAATATCTTGAATTTCTTTAATTATTTTTGGAGGAATATCTCAAATTTTATATTCTTTACCTGCTATCTTTAAAATATCTATTTGTTCATTTAGATCTAAATCATATACTTTCATAATTTTTATATAAAATGTCTTATACATCTTGTTCATCAATAATTCTGAATAATTCATTAGTTCCATCAGGAAATGCTTTAATTTCAATTCAAAGTCCCATAGTATCTTCTGAATCATCAGGTTGGAATTGTGCTTCAATTCAAGATTTATTATAACCTTGTGGAAATACAATACCAAATTCTTTACCATTTTCATCAATATTTGAAAATTTGAACATATTTAAAGCTAAGAATTTTTGAACATCTTTATAGATTTGTTCTTTTCTAGCTAAAGGAGTATATGTATAATCAGCAGTTAAAACTCCTGTTTGAGCAGTTTTTGGTAATATAAATGTATAACCATCATATACATAAGTTTCATAATCTGAACCATCAGTTAAAGTAGTTCAGTCAGCTTTAATAACTATATTAGAAACTTTAGTATTATCACCATTTTTATTTTTTAATCTAATTGGATTACCTACAACCCAACCAGTTCCTAGCTCTTCTCAGCTAACATTAGTAGCAATTCAGTCTACTGTTATATATTCAGCTAATCAGTCAATTTTTTGTAAATTGTCTAAAGCTATTTCATATAAATTAGTTATCAACTACTAATTTAGCATCCTTTAATGCTCATAAATTCACCCAAGTATTTCAATTATCAGCTGAAATACTTAAAATTCATGAACCAAACCTAACAGCATTTTCTCTTTGTACTGAAGTTTGCATGTTTTTTAAATTTTAGAAATTAAGTTAGTGTCATATTTTCTAGAATCTTAACATTTAACTCTATATGTGTAGCAAAACTTCAAGTTGTTGAATTTCTTCTATTTACAACTTGTCATATAGTTATGCTTTTTATAGGAGCTTTTTTAAGTCTAAAAAATTTGTTGATTATAACACTCTTAATTTCTTCATTAGTATCAGGATTTTTACTAAATACTGATACTTGCCATAATTCATTTCTAAATCCCTTTAAATCAATATTACTAGTAATATTAGTAATAGTAATCAAAGGATATTTAGTTTTTACTGGAGCTACCACATGAAAAATCCTATCTTTCACATAGTATTCAACAGCAACAGAGTTTTTTAACTCATCATATATGAATTTGGCAACATTTATCATGCAATTATATTATTATATTATATTTTACTTTTACAATGTCTTATTTTAATAATTTTTTAGTAGCATTTACAAAAACTCTTTCAAGTTCTTTTCTATTATCTTTTATTCATTTTCTTAGAAATGGTCTAGCTGGAATATTTTCAGTTCAAAATTCCATAGCTCATGCATAACTTTCTACTTCATCCATAGTAGTTCAAACTTTATAATGAAAATCATTTACTTTTTCATATCAAATAGATCTTTTAAGATTTCAAGTAACTTTCTGAGTTAAATCCTTTGGTGGTCTTTTTGGATCCCTTGGAGTAATTTCAACTATTTTTTCAACAGCTACATTACAAACTTCTTGCATTGCTCATTTTAGAGCAAAATTAAGTTTATTTTTATCAAATTCTACTCTACTCATTTTTGTCTTTCAGCATATAAAATTAAATGATCATCATTTCATCAAAAGCCAGGACAATTTTCAACAAATTTAATTATATAAGATACTCATAAATTATCAACTACTTTATAGTCTTCTTGTACATCAACTCCAAAATCTAATCTTATCTTGTGACTTGTTTGTATTATTTCTACTTTATCTTCAACATTTTCAGAATATTTACTATTATTTTTTAATAATAAACAAGGAGTATTTGAAGCTACTAAAGTATAATCATTATTTACAAATCAAGTCTCACTTTTTATTTGAGTATTTTTATAAATATCTATTTTTCTATTGAAATCATCCTTAAAACTAGCAAGTAAACTCATAATTATATTTTTATAGGATTATAAATATCTAATCTATAATTATCTAAAACTTCTTTAAAATTCATTTGATAACCTCAACTATCTAACATTTCCTTTTTAGAAAAGAAAGTTTTACTTAATGTATCTATTTTTTTAGATTTCACATTAGATTCACTTCAAGATACAGGTGTATCTTTATATGTTAATACACAAAGTTCAATACAAGCATTTTCTACATCTGGAATATCATCTAGAGTAGTAAATCAAGCTTTATATTCTATATATATAGTTCAAATATAACTTTTTTCTAAATAAATTATTTGTTCATCAATTCTAGTATATTTTATTTCTTCTCAAGCAGGATTTTCTTTTCTAATAGTTAAAATACTATTTACTGGTATATAATCTACAATAATAAAATCTCAATTACTTCTTATATATTGTTTATATATATTTTCTCATAAAGAAAAACCTAAGTAATTATCAAATTGCTTAGAAATAGTTTTAATAAGTCTTTCTAGTAATGTATCTTTTGAAGTATCACTAGAATCAATTCCTAAAGTTTCTTTTAATGTTTTAACTGTTGTATATTCCATTTTAATTTTAAAATCTATAAAAATAAAACTATATAGCCACTAAAATTATTTAGTAGCTATAACTTCTATTTTTTTTCTTTTTTTGTTTCAGCTTTAACTTCAACTTTTTTTGAAGTATTTCATTTAGTAGTTTTTTTATTTTCTACTTTTTCTTCTTTTTTTGTTTCAGCTTTAACTTCTTTAAATCCAGCATGTATATATGTAGCTTTTAATTTTTCTTCTACATTAATAGTTTCTCCTGGTTGTATTCAATTAAACACTCTATTAGTGATATTTTTTACTTTTATAGTCATAATATTAATTATAAAAAAATAAACTATGTAGCATTATACTACATAGTTATTTAGACCTTACAATGTCTTATTTAGTTTTTAAACCTTTAAGTACTACTGAAGCAGTAGGATTTAATAATAGAGTATCAATTCTAGCTGTAAGTACAAAGTAAGTAGCTCTTTCTCTAGCTCTTCTTTCTGGTTCAATAGTTATATCTCTTTGAATACCATAAAGCATATTTTGAGCTGGAGTTAAGAATACATCAAGTCCATCAGTTAATACTTCATTTACTAATTTTTGTTTAGAGTCTGTTGCATCAATAGCATATACTACTGCAGTATCTAAAGTTAAAGTATTAGTAGAAATAGCAGTAATTTTAGCAATATGTTCTTGTCCTTCTCCTAAAGCAATAGCAATAGTTTGACCAACTGCAAAACCAGTTGCATTAACTAAAGTTATTGTAGTAGCTCATGCATTTACTGAACTTGCTAATTCTCCTGAAGCTCCTCCAACTTTAATAACAGCTCTACCTTTACCAAGTACATTAGCTTGAGTAAATTTTAAACCACCTACTCTATCAGTTGGAACTCTGTTTTGTCCATCAATATATAAGTCTTCATAATCCCAAATTAATTTTGAAGGAATATATAATTTATCTACTAAATCAACTAAATTATCAGGAATAGCTTTTCTTGCTTTAGTTAATTTTGTTCTATCAATATATCTATCAGAGAATAAAGTAGTATCAGTAGCATCAATTACATTACCTTGTCTTTCAGTTTGAGTAATAAAACCATCAAACATTCTATCAACAGTTTTAGCTCCATTAACTTTTTTAGCATATACTCATACTTTCTCTAATTGAGTAGAACCTTTTTTAGCTATCATTCTAAATAGATGATCCTTGAAAGCATTACCTTCAATATTATCTTCTAATTCATCATCTTTTACTTTTACAACAGCAACAATTTCTTTTGATACTAATTCTTTTTCCATAGCAGAAGCTTTTATATTTTCTTGTGCTTCTCCATCAACTCCTGGAACAAAGATTTCATCATCAATATCTAAAGTAGCAACTTTTTTAGTTGGTTTATTCATTCTTACTACTTTAGCATCTTTCATTATTGCAGATTCATCAACAATATAGTCAATAAATTTATCTGCTTGTTCAGTATTTAAGTGTACTAAACCACCATTAGCAGTAGCACTATCAAATACTTTTGATATTTTTTCAGCAATTTTAGACATTTTTAATTAAATTAAATTTTAAAATATTTTTTATAGTCAAGCCCAAACAGAGTATTCATCATCTGTTTTAGTGATTTCTTCTATTTGTTTACTATTAGTTTCAGTTTTTTTAATTTCTTCTAATTCTTTTGAAATAGTTTCAACTTGTTTTGCTAGTTCTGATGCTTCAATTATTTGTTTAAAAATATCTTTAACATCATCACCATTTAAATACATATCAGCAAATTTTTTAAACTCTACTTCAAAAGTTTTTTTAATATCTACTTCTTTTATTTTAGAAACTTCTGTTTCTTCTTTTTCAGCTTCTTTAGCTATTAAATCAGCTGAAGCTTCCATTTTAGCAATTGCATCTTCTGTTTTTGCTTCTTTAAGAAGTTCAACAGCTTCTTTTTGCAATTTTGCTATTTCTTTTAAATTAGCCATCATTTTTTTGTTAGGTAAATAAAAAATAAGAGTGCTATAATCAACACTCTTATTTTGTTTTATCTTCTGACTCTTTCAATGTCTTATCTAGTTTAGATATAATATTGTCTAATTTAGATTTTTGAGTTTTAGAAATTAAGTTTTTCTTATTAAAAATTTTAAATATAGAAAAACCTGTTTCAGCTTTTTCTACTGCTGGCTTTTCATTTTTTGTAACTAAAGTAACTGCACTTACTTTTAAATCTTTAATTATATTCATAATTTTTTGTATTAGATAATAAATTTTAATCCTCATAGAATCAAGTTCAATAAATAGATATTCAAACATATTCTCACTCTAAATATTTTTTATATGTTTCATCATCAAATTGTATTCAAATAATCCAAGCTCATTTAGGTATTATATTTCAGTTTTCAAGTTCAATTTCTACAGGAGCAATATAACTTTCAACAAATTTAGCAGTTTCTACTACATCATCAGGATTATGATCTACATCAACTACTTTTTCTCATAAATTTTGCATAAATTCATAAGCAGTTTTAGTTATTTCTGTTTCTGTTATTAAATCTCAGTTTCTATCTACTTCATCAGGAGCAAGAGCTACAAATAAAATAGTATTAAATCAAGCTTCTTTACTTATAATTTGTAATTGTTTAGACATTTTTCTATAAAATAAAAAATAAACTCCATATTATAATGGAGTTTTATGCTTCACTTTCAATGTCTTCTTTATCAAAATTATCAGTTTTAATATTTGCTTGAATTTTATCACTTTCAGTTGCATTATCACTATCAAGTCTTTCTTCTTCTGGCTTAAATAATCTATAAACAATATTACATCTACATCCTGGAAATCTAGTAGGTCTATCTTTTCTTCCTGGACTTTCAAAATCCTTATCTTTTTTAATCCATCCTTGTAAATCATTATGTAAACATCAAGGAGTAGTGTTACTATCTCTATGACTAATCCAGTTTTTATATCAAGCTTCATTATATTCTTTTCTATATTTATCAAATTGATGTTCTTTTCAAGCTAAATATGAATTTCAAAGTTCATTACTAGCTATTAAAGTAGCTCTATATTTTGAAAAAGAATAATCAGTTTGTAAAATATTTGCTATTTTATCATATCACCATCAATTTTCTAAAGCTTTTTCTATAAGTTTTGAAATTCTAACCTTTGTATAATCATCAATTTGAGTTATAAGTTCTCAAGCTTGATATTTTGCATAATCTAATGCATCTTGATTTTTTATATTAAAAATAATGTCTATTTGTGGATCTTTTTGAAAAGCAAATGTTAATTGTTCCATTCATAAAATAAATGCAGTTTCTATAAATGGAACTAATTCTTCTGAATCATCATCCTTTGCATATTTTTCTATTGTTTGAGCCTGCCACATTAATTTTAGTTCAGTATTATTTTTAATTTCTTCTAAAGCTATATTATACCAATTTTTAAATATTTTTAATACTTCATCAACCATTTGTTTTTGAGTTTCTTGAAGTTTTTTTCATCATAAATCATATATCTTTTCTTCTTCTTTTTGTATAGCTTGCTTATATATTTTTGTAGAAATCATTTTTTACATCTTTTATTAAATTAAGAGATTCTTGTTCTATTTTTTCTATAACTTGTTCTTTTATTTTTTCTTCTATTAAATCTTCTTGAGTAGTATCTTGTTTATTTAATACTAAATCATTTCCTCACTCTATTTCTTCTAATCAAAGTTTTTTTCTTGCTTCATTTATAGTCATTATTGAACCTCAAACATAACCTGTAAGAATTTTCATTTTATCTAAAGGATTTCAAGTTTCTATTTCATCATATTCTAAAGTATTGAAGCTATAATCATAAGAAAATAATTCATTAAAAAATTTTATATTTATTTTTTGTAATGGCTTAATTTTATGATTTATAAAATTCTTTTCAGCTTGTTCAGCTGTTGATTTATTTCAAACAATAGTTAGTAAAACTTCATAAGGAACATTAAGAGCAATAGCAACTTTTTTAAGTAATTCAAAAGTTTTTTCTATAAAAGCTGTAACATCAAAATCATCAGTTAAATCTAGCTTTCATAACTCAGTTTGAACAATTGCATGATTACCTGCATTTTTAACTCAACTAAAATTATTTTGAAAAAAATCTTGTAAAGCTTTCTTTCAAGTATCACTTAGCTTAGTTTTAATTTGTCCATTTTGTTTAACAAAAATTATTGCATTTCACATCCAACCTCTGTTAAACATTCAAGTGAAAAATTGGTCTATTTGTTCTAATAATAATAATTGGTCTAATACTGGAATATATAATGTTTTTCAGTAATGTATATCAGTTAGTGAAGTTCTTTTAAAATGAAAAATTTCATTTAACTCAGGATTAAATCAAGGAGCTTTATCAGTAACTAACTCATTACTTTTAGCTCAAGATTTTTCCCATATTTTTATTTGTTTATTTCTATCTTTTAAATCTCAAACAAAATCATTAAAATATACTTTTTGTGTTCCTACTTGTTGTACAAATCATCATTTTTTTAGTTTATAAATTGTGTGAGCTGGAACAGGAATAAGTCTAATAACTCTTTTTTTTCAGTATTTTTCTCTAATAACTTCAAAAAAAGCATTTCAGTAAAATTCTAAACTTTCATTTAAAAAACTATGATCTATTTTGTTTAAAATCTTTTGTAGTTCTTCATTATCAGTATTTATTGAATTTCAAACTGAACTTTGGATTTTATCAAGTAAACCTGAAACAATAAAACTTTCATCATAAAGTTTATTTAAAGCACCAAAATCAGGCCTTACAAGTATATTATCTAAATAATTAGTAGAATCATCTGTTTTTTGACTTGTAAGACTTTTTTCTTCATTTGATAGTTTTCAAATAATCATTACTTCATCATTAGTATTTTGTTTTTTAGACATTTTTTAAATATAAAAAAATAAGCTTAAGTATAGTTTACTTAAGCTTTAAGTCTTTCAATGTCTTTTAAATTTCATATTTTTTTACTAATTTTTCAGTTTTTCTCATTATTTTAATATAATTTTCAACTATTTCTTTTTCTTCTTTTGTAAATTCTAGTACATCCAGTACATGTTGTATACTCCAATTATTGTAATAAGGTAAAGCATCACCACTTTCTAATCTTTTTAATGCTCTAGAATCCATTTTAATTTGTTTTGCAAGTTTTTCTAATTCTATATTTCTTCTAACTCTTTTAAATCTAATCAAAGTTCAAAGTAAGCTTTCTGTTTTAGGATACCATTTTTTTAAATTTTCAAAATAAAATTTATCATGCTTAAGTTTAAAAAAATCATAAAGAATATCTAAAGTAGTTTTTCTATATTTTCTATGGTCTCATTTAAGAAGAGATAAAATAACTCTTCTATTTATTCAACTCATATTACAAAGAGTTTGTAAGTCATATTTTTTAATATATTCTTTAATTTTTTGTATAAGCATATTTTATTTTTTAAAAAATAATTACATCTTCTCAGTTTTCTATTTCCTTATAAGGATTAGATAACAGCATTATTCAAGCATATCTTATTGCATCCATTAAATGGTCTTCTCATCCTACTGGTTCATTTAAACTCTTTCAGTTTTTATCTACTTTCCAAGTATATTTTCTTATTTCTTTTTGCAGAAATGTACTTCAAGCTGTTATTCTCATTTTGTATCATTTAAGAATATCAATTCAGTATTTTATACTATCTTTTCATTTAGCTACTGGTAAGATATTTACTCCATATAAAGATATTTCTTCAATAGATTTTGGTTCAGAACTATCAGCATAAATTGTATGTTCTGTGTAATCACAAAGTTCCTGTATTCTTTTAGCTAAAACATTATTATTTAATCAAGTTTGATATAATAGTTCATCAAAAATAATTTCATCATTATATTTATATAAAGCAACTAAAGCACTTGGATCATTTGTAAATCAAAAATCTAATCAATATCAAAGAAGTTTTGCATTTTCAGGAATATCATTTATTAAACTCCAGTTTTCATAAATCAAACCTTTTAGTGTTCACCACTCTCATAAAGCATAAATTTTATAGTAATCATAGTTTCTATCTTTAAGTCTTTCCATTGCTTTGTAAGTAGCTTCTCAAATCCACTTATTATCTTTGTATGTTGTATGTAATAAGAATACATCTTCATCCTCTCATTTGCTCCACCATTCAGTATTTAACCAGTGTTCAGCATCAACTGGATTAAAAGTACAAACTATCTGAAATCAGTTTTTATTTATTCATCTAAGTCTTAAATCTAATTGGTCAAAATCTTCACTGCTTAATTCAGTTGATTCTTCTATCCATATTCTATTAATCTTTGAAATAGATTTTATTTTTTCTCTATCATCTAATCCTCTAAATAAGAAATCACTTCAAGTTAATTTATTTCTAATATAGAGTGGACTTTTAGTTGTTTCAAAATAGTTTTTTAAGTTCCATTTTTCAATAATATTTAATAATTCTTGATAAACACTA